ACAAGGCCAGGACGACGGAGCTGTTGCTCGGCGCGTCCGACCCCATCCACTCCGAGGAAGTCGGGCGCGAGGGCAGCCAAGGCGTCCTTCGCATCTGGAAGGACCCAACACCGGGCGAACAGTACCTGGTGGCCATCGACCCTTCCGAGGGCGTAGGCGGAGACCCTGGCGTTGCCGGCGTCTTCAGTCGGAGAACCGGGGAGCATGTCGCGACCCTGAGCGGTCAGTTCTCGACATGGGAGATCGCGCGCCTCTGCCGCGGCCCAGACAAGCTCGACAAGGACATGAAGCCGGAGAAGGACTACGGTCCTCCAGGCCTCGCAGCGGTCTACAACAACGCGCTGGTCGCGGTAGAGCGCAACAACCACGGCCACGCCGTCCTGCAAGCCTTCGAGCGCGCATTTACCCAGACACGGGTGTACGAGGCGCGAGATGAGAAGCCGGGCTGGCTGAACAGTCCAACGTCCCGATCGTCCGCGCTCCAAGCCTTGCACGAGGCCCACCGGACGAAAGCATGGTCGACACCGGACGCGGAGAGCCTCCAGGAGATCCGCGACTTCGTGGTGACGGAGAAGGGCAAGGCGCAGGCCGAGTCCGGCTCACATGACGACCACGTCCTGATGCACGCCATCGCACTCGACGTCCTGACACACGTCCGATGGAAGCCCCCGAGCGGCGACCGAAAACCACCGCCGCCTGACAGCTCCCGCTGGGGAGACCAGCGAGGATTCTAGACCGAATGTCCGCACTCACCCGCATCGCATGGCAGGCCGCGAAGGCCATCGGCTTTGCGCCAGCAGTCTATCAGCGGGCAAGGCTGTCCCAATCCGCAATGGTTGGCAGAGCAATCCCCGACCTTGCGCTATGGCATCAGTTCCAGCGCATCGGCGGAGCCATCACTCCCACGCAAGTCTCCACCATCCTCCGAGAGGCGGACGCTGGCGACATGACGCGGCTGATGGACCTCGGCAACGATGCGAGGCAAAAGGACGGTCACCTACAGGCAATCCTCTCTCAGGCAGAGGAGGGCATTGCTGGGCTCGATTGGCAGTTGCGTCTACCTGAAGGTGCCAAGGCGCGAGACAAGCGCGCGGCGAAGGTGGCCGAGTCGTACCTGCGGTCGGCGAAGAACTTCCAGCGGATGATCTCGCATCAAGCGGGAGCCATCTACTACGGAAGGGCCATCACCGAGACTGCGTGGCAGAAGCGAGACGGCTTCCTTGTCCCCGGCGACTTCGTCAACCATGCGGCTCGGCGGTTCGTCTTCCGGCGAAGCGACGGCAAGCTTGTCTGGAAAGACCCCGGGATGGTCGAGGTGGACTTCCTCGAAGAGTTCCCCGGCAAGTTCATCGTCTCTCAGCCACGGGTCAACGGCGACGTTCCGTGTCGGGAGGGACTCATTCGCGTGATCGTTTGGGCTGCGATGTTCCGCAACTGGGACCTCACCGACTGGCTCCGCACCGGCGAGGCGTCTTGGAAGCCTTGGCGCATCGGCTACCACGACCCAAAGGCCAACGATGAGGACAAGGAGTCGCTGGAGGCCGCACTGTCGCAACTGACGACAAGCGGCTACGCGATGTTGCCGAAGTCCACCGAGATGAAGATTGAGTGGCCCGGCGGGACATCTCAAAGCTCCAAGTCGACGCACTCGGAGCTGTTCAATGTCATTGCTCAGGAGATGAGCAAGGCCGTGCTCGGGCAGACCGAGACGGTACAGTCCTCAAACAGCAGCGGCTACGCGCAAGCGAAGGTGCATGAGCGCGTTGGCGGAACTCTCCTCAAGTCCCGCGCCAAGTCTGTAGCTGCGGACATCACTCGTGACCTTGTTCAGCCGTTCATCGAATGGAACTTCGGCAAGGGCTACGAGGTGCCCCGGTTCGAGTTCATCACTCAGGACCCGGTCGACATCGGCGGGTTCGCTGACGCCATCAGCAAGCTCGTCGGCTCCGGCCTGAACATCTCCCAGGAATGGGTGCGTGACCAGATTGGCGCACCAGAGCCCATCGATGGTCAGGACGTGATGGGGGCAGATGTTGACCCAGCAGCGGAGCAGGAAGCCCCAGAGGCGCCGCAGAGCAAGCCCGAGCCCCCTCCTGAAGAGGGAGAGCCGGAAGACGACGAAGACGCGGCCTAGCGCCGTTTAGGAGGCGCGAATGGCGCACGACATCGAGACCAAGCCGGTTCAGGCCTACGGGCTGAACGTGAAGAGCATTCGACCCGATACCCGGGAGGCGGACTTCGTCGCATCGACCGCTGCCATCGACTCGCACGGCGAGATCGTTGAGCAGGTCTGGGACCTCGAACGGTACACGAAGAACCCCATCGTCCTTTACGGGCATGACCGATGGGACTTGCCAATCGGCAAGAGCACCAAGGTTGGCCTGGTGAATGGGCAGCTTGAGTGCACCATCCAGTTCGCGTCCAAGGAGATGAACGAGAAGGCCGAACAGGTCTGGCTCCAAGTCCAGGGCGGGTTCCTCCGAGCGGTCAGCGTCGGCTTTCGCCCAAACGAGGTGAGGCTTGAGGTCCGTGACGGTGAGGACGTTTGGGTCCTGTCCAAAAACGAACTGCTGGAGATCAGCGTCGTCCCGATTCCCTCGAATCCGGAGGCTCTGGCGAAGATGAAAGCCAAGGCGCGCGATGCGCTTCAGGCCACAACGGTCGCAACCGGCGACACGGAGAAATCAATGGAAGTCACCGAGCAGGCCGCGAAGGCCGAGCAAGAAGAGGCCGCTGCCGTCGCAGTGGTCGAGACCGTTACGCCCGCCGCAGAGCAAGCCACGGAACAGCCTGCCGAGAAGCAGGCCCCCGAGGCCGCGCACACTACCGCCGTCGAGTCGACGGACGACGTCGCGAGCAAGGCTGTTGCGGAGCGGGATGCCGCACTGAAGGCCGCCCAGGAAGCCCGCGCAGAGTTGGATGCGATTCGCGCCAAGGCGATTGCCAAAGAGGTGGATGACCTCGTGGGCAAGAAGTTCATGCCCGCCGCGAAGGACGCGTTCCTCGCCCTGGCCAACCTCTCCAAGAAGCACTTCGACGCCATCGTTGAACACCTTCCTCCGCTCAAGGTGCTGGACCAGGTGATTCCGCAGACGAACGACAAGGCCGTCGGCGCTGCTGACCTCGGTGAGTTGTTGCTCAAGGAGCAGGACGAAGACGCGCCGGCTCAGGGCGATCTCGGCTCGCTTCTGTAACCCGTTCGGCGCGCCGCAGGCCGCCACCAATCGAAACAAGTCAACCGGCGCGAATCCAGCCGACTGCATACGACGCAGTGGGAACGGGAGAGGTGCGTCCTGAAGAGGCAAACACATGGCTACTCGTCCCCATATCAAGAACCAAAACGCGCTCGTCCAGGCATTCGTCGTCCCCGCCACCAAGGCTGTCACGCTCGGTAAGCGGGTGAAGTTCAGCGGCGCGGACAACGCCGTCGAAGACTGCGGCGCCAACGAGGACGGCATCGGCATCGCGATGGAATCCGGCGTTGCCGGCGACACCGTATCCATCGCCCTCGAAGGCTTCGCGGTTGTCGAGGCTCTTGTCGGCACCGGCGGCGCGACGCGCGGCGCATACGCCAAGTTCCTCGCCGACGGCTTCACCGACCAGGCGACCGCTGACGGTACCACCGTCCGATTCCTCGCCGGCAAGTTCATGCAGAGCGGCGTTGCGGGTGACCGCGTCGGTCTTCTGCTGGGCGTCACCTCGCCGCACTCCACGTCCTAACGGACAGACAAGCGCTTTGAGGGCTCGCGCTTTCCACCACTGAGCCCTCACCCAACAACGCCACAAGACGTGTCTCGCAGGGTGCGGAACGCGACGGCGGCGCTCGACTTTTGACCAGAGGATTCAATGCAATTCGACACCAAGAACGACGTCGTCGCTCGCGCCAAGGCCCTCATTGCGGACCCCCGCAACAAGGAGCTTGTGCTCCGCGCCAATGAGGCGCTCGTTCGCTGCAAGGGCATCGCTGGCTCCCTGCACAACGACACCACCCTCACCAACCTGTCCATCCAGTACAAGAACCCCTCCCTCATCGGCCTCCAGCTGATGCCGGTGGTGAAGGTGGACAAGCTCTCGAACAAGTTCGCCAAGTACTCCCAGCGCGACCGTCTGGCGGTGCCATCGGACGAGGTGACCAACCGCTCCATCCCCAACGAGGTCAGCGAGAACCGCTCGTTCGACAACTACAGCTGCAAGCAGTACGCGCTGCTCAACTACATCGACGAGATGGAACTCCAGAACCAGGACGCTCCGCTCAACGAGATGGTTGACCTGATGGCCGCGGTGAACGACGCGCTGGCCTTGGCTGAGGAGCAACGCATCGCGACCATCCTCACCACGGCCGCGAACTTCCCCACCGCGAACAAGGTCACCCTGTCCGGCACGGACCGCTGGTCCATCACCGGTGCGGAAGGCAGCACCAGCGACCCCATCCGTGACATCCAGGTTGCCAACCGTGCGGTGTGGAGTGGCTTCGGCAACACCAAGCGCATCGGCTACTGCTCCGGC